GGGAAGAAGAAATGACCCTGACCAAAGACCACATCATCCACATCCTGCACGGCAACGCTGATGCCGCTGCGTGGGCAGATGCCGCACTGGAAATCCTGCCCAAATACGAGATCACGACGGCTAACCGCATCGCTGGCTTCTTTGCCCAATGCGGCCATGAAAGCATGAACTTCACGGTCCTGTCGGAGAACCTGAACTACCGGGCGGAAACGCTGGAAAAGCTGTTCAGCAAATACTTTTCCAAGGCTGGCCGGAATGCCGCCGATTATGCCAAGCAGCCAGAAAAGATCGCCAACGTGATCTATGCCAACCGCATGGCTAACGGCGATACCGCATCTGGTGATGGCTTCAAATTTCGCGGGCGCGGGGTGGTTCAATTGACCGGGCGTGAAAATTACACGTCTTTTGGAAAAAGCGTTGGCATGACCGCTGAACAGGTGATCGACTATGTGACTACCAAGAAAGGCGCGTTGGAATCGGCTTGCTGGTATTGGGCCAGCCGCAACATCAATGCTGCCTGTGATGCCAATGACATCGTGAAGATGACCAAGCTGGTGAACGGCGGCACGATTGGCCTCGATGACCGCAAGAAGCATTATGAGCAAGCCTTGGCTGTCCTCGGTGGCGCTGTGCCAGCCCCGATCACACACGCATCTGCCATTCCCGGCGTGTTGAAGAAAGGCTCCACAGGTGAGAACGTGAAACGGATGCAAGCTGAACTTGGCTTGGAAGCTGACGGATCGTTTGGCCCTGCCACAGAGGCTGCGCTGAAGAAATGGCAAACAGCCAACGGGCTGGCTGCTGATGGAGTTGCTGGGCCGAAGACGCTGGCTAAACTGCTTGCCTGATCGCCCAGAAACAAGGAAGGCCGAAGGGCAACCTTCGGCCTTCTGATTTTCAACCCACTGGACGCTTTGGTGGTCTTGGCGATACAACTATCTGATCCGTGTAAATACAGCGCATAACTGAGTAGCGCATTTCATGCTCACGGGCTAAGGCTATGGCTTCGTCCATCAGATCGCCGCAAGTCATATAGGTTGGCACATTGTAACCAGACTGCGACCCGTCGATCCATGTGATCAATAGGATGGCGAGTAGTTTCATTCCATTTTCTCCGTATAAACCTTGATTGCGTTTGCCACCCGTTTTTGGCTGATCTCGCTGCCGTTGACCAAAGCCTTGCCCAGATAGGTCCGACCGAAACCCAAGGCCACACTGGCAGCGGAAATTGACGGAAAGGTAAAGCCGTTTAGGGTGATCTTCCTCTTTCGGCATTTGCCCGTGCCAACGGCGTCGATCTTGCCGCGATTGAGTGCCGAATAGATGGCATCAATTTTCACATTGTGTGCCTCTGCCGCCACTCTTGCATTGGGGTATGTCACGCCTCTAATCTTAATCAGCATTTTTTGCCTCTACTTTTTGCTCTGCATAGATGAAGTCGATATGTTCTTCGACCTTATCCCAAGCCTCTTGGATTGCGGGTGTGCCTTCGTTGCGGATTGCTTTGCGAAGTGCGTTGATCTGGTTGAACATCTTGATGATGGTTCGGTTGCCGTATCGGGCTGTCATTCACTACCGCCGCTGGAATAATCACCACCGCCGCTGGAATAATCATCATTGCTTGATCCGTAATCATTGCTTGATCCGTAATCATAGACCGCATCAGCAATGACTGCCAAAACGACAAGATCAGTGACACTGACACTTGCGGATTGATCATTTTGCGGCTGGCGAGATGCCATGCTTTGCGACGATGGCATCGTTTTTTTCGGAATGCCAAACACCCGTTTAAACCAGTTCATTGCTCATCCTCATCATAAAAATCAGCTTCGTCGATGGCATAGAACGTCTTGCGTTTAATCATGCCGCCACGCGCCATTTCCTGCATCTTGGCAATCACGCTGTTCAACGGATAGTTGATGCTTTCAGCCACATCTTCCACGCTGGCCCGCCCGCTTTCGCTTAGGTCTGCCAAGATCATCCTAGCCAAATCATCTTGCACCTGTGTTTGCTGCAATGGATCAATGCGAATAATGCGGATCGCCATCCAAGGCGTCTTTTCTGGATGCGTTGTGTTTGCAATCAAGATGGCGTTGAACCTTTCGCCAACCTGAATGTCCAAGCTGGACGCAACTTTGGCTGGGATAAAAACGGATTGATTGCCGTCAACTGTGGCGGCAAAGGCTGTGTTCGTATCCAGCCGATTGATAACCATGATTTCAGAGGTCTGCACTGTTGTCTCCATTTGCCAGCGCAATCAGCGCGGCCTTGCGGGTTTCGGCCTGTTGTATTCTGAACCGCAGCATATCTATTTCCTCGCCCACCCATGCGATGCTCGCCTGTGTGCCGTAGCGGGCCTGTAAGCGCACAATGTCGGCGCGGTGTAGGCTTATGACCGCGTTCCAATCAGCCACTGTGTAGCGGTCCAGCATGGTTTGGTAGTCGGTTTCCATCACATCACACTTTCAATGAAGGCTTGCGCGGCTTGAGCGACGATGGCATTGCCATAACCGCGCAATCGTCCCACACGGGCGGCAGACCCATGAGCCAGCGGGGATGTGCCGGGTTCAACTGCCCGCCACTTTCCATCGCGGCAGAAGAGCCAATCAGCATCTCGCCAGTGGCCGTTAGTCGGGCTGGGCCGATTATCGCATCCCACGACGCCATCCTTGCAGCGTCCAGTGATGTATGCATCATTGCAACAGTCTTGTCCGTCTGCCACTTCTGCGCCTCTGTCGTTGTCCGCGCTGAACTCGATGCGTCTTGTTTCACTGGCGTCGGCCAGCCCGTCAGCACTGCCGCGTTTGGAACCGTATCCGCTGGGTGATCCTTGCGTTCCTGTCGGCCCGATCCGCTCTCGCCCTTGTAGTCGCGGGCTGACGGCGTCGGCCATGCTGCCATCGCTTGTGCCGTCTGTGCTAGGTTGCTGCACTTGTTGTCCCGCGCTAGACGCTTCTCCGCATACTCCTGCGGGTTTTGCATCCGTGAGCAATTGTCGCCTTGTGTTGTCGGCGTCGGCCAGCCTTGTTCCAACCCACCACAGCCGCTGGCGGATGTGCGGCGCACCGACGCCCGCAGCGCAGAGATCGACCGCCCCGCTGGCGTATCCCGTTGCTTCCAAGTCAGCGCATACAAGGTCGAGCCAAGCGAGGCCGTCTTTAGACGCAACCTGCTCACCAAGGACAACGTCAGGGCGGCACTGGCTGATGAGGTGATGAAACGCTGGCCACAAGTGCCGCTCATCATCAAACCCTGAGCCTTTGCCTGCCGTGGAGAAAGGCTGGCAAGGACATGATCCTGTCCATACAGCACGGTCATCGGCCCATCCGGCTCTGCGCAAGGCGTAAGACCAGACGCCGATTCCGGCGAACCAGTGGCATTGAGTAAATCCCAAAAGGTCAACTGGTTTGACATCTTCGATGCTCCGTTCATCAACCTCGCCGTCGGCGATGTGACCTTGTTTAATCAACTCCCGCAGCCATGCTGCGGCCTTTGGGTCTATTTCGTTGTAGTAAGCTGTCATTTGCCCACCCTGACCAACGCCCTACCCGACCGCAAGTAAGTCGCGCACAGGCGGTCAATGTCTGCCAACTCAGTTGCCTTGGCTGGCGTGTCAGGTTCGTCGGCAACGTAAAGGCGGTAAACCTTTAGGCCGATCAAAACCAGCTTTGTATCCTTAGAGTTAAGTTTGATCGCCATCGTCACCACCCAAAGCCATAGAGTAGAAACCACAAGCCGGGGATCATGGCGAACAGGCACAAGCAGCCGATCAGGTCTTCGAGAAATTCACGCATAAGGTTTTCCTTTGTCGATAGATTGCTAGTTCGTGATGCAGAGCCTATGCGCGGACGCAACAACCCGCAAGGGGAAAAATCGACGCCTGATGAAAATAATCTGGCTTGACGCCCCTTGCGCGGACGCATAACGTCGCCAGACACACAGGAGTGAACCTCATGGTCTATACAGTGGAAGAACTGAAGAAGATCATCCCAAACCAGATCGCCGATGCGGCCCGCTTCTGCGGAATGTCCTATTCGACGATGTGGCGGATTTTCAACGGTGATCAAGAACCAAAGGAAAGCACACTCATTGCGCTGACCAAATATGTGGAGAAGTTTAATGCATCGGTCTGAAATCCTCGATACGGCTAAAGAGTATGTGACCAAAGACCGCGCAGCCACCCACGGCGATGCCGAAGCCAACTTCGGTCTGATCGCCACATACTGGTCGGCTCACCTTGATTGCTTCGTCGGGCCGGAAGATGTCGCCATTATGATGACGTTGTTCAAGCTGGCCCGCGCCAAGGGCAACATCAGCAATCCCGAAAACTGGATCGACGGCTGCGGATATTTGGCTTGCGGCGGCGAGATTGCGACGGAGGGCAAATGACCCGCATTATAGGCATCGATCCCGGCAAAAGCGGCGCATTCGCGGTCATGGATGATTACGAAGGCGCACTTTCTGTGCAGACCTACGATATGCCGGGAACGCTCGACGGCAAGCGGCAACTGATCAGCGACATCGGCGTGGTCAAATGCGTATGGCTGGAACGGCCATTCTACCCGCGCATGATCGGCATCAAGAACGCTGTCACCATCGCCACAGCCTACGGTGAACTGAAAGCTTGCCTGTTCTTCGCGGGCGTCCCGACCTTCGAGGTTGACCCAAGCGCGTGGAAAAAATCCATGCACCTGACAACCGACAAGAATGCCAGCCGTGCGCTGGCAAGCCAATATTTCCCTGATTGCTCAGACCAGTGGGCGCGGGTGAAAGACGATGGCCGTGCAGAAGCGGCCCTGATCGCCATGTATGGATGGAGGAAGAAATGACACCGTTCACCTCTGATGCGAAGGATTTGTATTTTCGAGATGAGACGGAGCATCAAAACTGCGTTGATTTCGTAACAGCCTTTGCCAAAAATGTGTGGCTTCAATCTTTGTATTGGCCAAACAAATCTCTTGCACCGTGGCATCTTCAAATGAAAGTTGATGGCAGCGTGATTAACTTTTGGCCACACAAGATGAAGGCTCACGTCGCGGAAGAAAGCAAAACCGCTCAAGGAATATGGGAGGTTGTCGCAACAGTTCATCGCGTTAAACGCGAAAGTCTTGAAGATTTTGACGTATTGGAGGATGAAAAATGAAGCTAGACCTGACCAATGAAGCCTACCACGCTCGGCCAGAGATCAGCAGCAGCGATGTAAAGGCGGTTGCGCTGAAGTCGTTGCTGCACTGGAAGAATAAGGTCTACAAATCCAGCGTGGCCTTTGACTTGGGCAGCGCCACCCACGCCATGCTGCTCGAGCCCGAAAAGGATTTGATCATCCGTGGGCCGGAAGATCGCCGTGGCAACCGCTGGAAAGAACTTAAGCTGGCCGCTGACATCGACGGCAAGACCCTGTTGACCGAAAGCGACTATGATTTGGCACAGGCGATGGCCGCTGCGGTGTTTGAACATCCCGTGGCTACAATGTGGCTCAAAGCGCCGGAGATGGTCGCAGAAGGCAGCTTCTTCGCCGACGATCCGCAGACAGGCGTTAAGCTGAAATGTCGCCCTGATGGCTTCCTGCCAAAGTTGGGCATCATGTTTGACATTAAGACAACGCAGGATGCTTCGCCAGACGGCTTTCCGCGTGATCTGCGGCGGTGGGGTTATGATCTCCAAGCGTCATTTTACCGCCGTGTGATGAAGCTGCACGGCGCTGGTGATCTGGCGTTCTATTTCATCTGCGTGGAAAAAGACGCACCACACGCTGTCTGCGTCCATGCGCTGACCGACGAATACCTTGCAGCCGCCGATCTGAAGGTGACAGACACGCTGCACAAAATCGCCAACGCAGAAGCCGCCAATGACTACCCAACGGGCTGGCCTTTGTGTAACGTGATCGATCTGCCCCGGTGGCAGACCGCACAACCCGAAGAAGACGTATTCACCGATTTTTGAAACTGCCAATACGAGGAGAACATCATGGCAGATACTAGCGACTTCCTTAAGGTGCTGGCGAAAAACGTCACACTGCAATACCCGAAGCTGCACCAGACGCATCGCTTCAACACATCGAGCCAGCGCAGCGAACCCTGCGCACCGACGGCCAGCAATGCCGCATGGTCGGTGGCTTTCGATATGAACGATGCCGATGCAAAGGCGCTGTTCAATGAACTGAAAGACCATTACGAAGCCAGCCGCTCACGCAACACCAAGTTGCCTGAGTTCAAAACAGTCTTCGGCGCAAAGCGGCTGAAAGACAAAGACGGCAACCCGACAGGCATGACCCAGTTCACCGCCAAGCGGAATGGCACGAAAAAGAATGGCGACCGCAACGAGCCGCCGACAGTGATCGACGGGGCGAAGCAGCCCATGACCAAGCTAGACTTCTGGGGCGGATCGGTCGGCACTGTGCGGGCATGGGCGGTGGCCGTTGTTGATCCAGATGGCGCGGGTGGTATCAGCCTTTTGCTCGATGCAGTCCAAGTGACCGAAGCCAAATACGGCGACGGCGGCATGGATGATT